GGCAGAAACGTCGGTCGTCTGGCATAAGCATGTCGGCGTGTTGCTCTCGACGTTAACCTCACCCGTGTCCAATGGTACGGAGTCAAACGGCACATCAAACAAAACGTTAATCGTTGCCGCTGACTCACCCGCCGCGGTATAAGTTGCCGCAACCGCGAAGTCGTCCGTCTTGAAAAAGTCCCCTAGATCGGTTGCCGTTTCGATTGTCACCGTCGAGCTTTCCGTTTCTTAGGTGTTGAATCGGAACCTTGAACACCTACGGCCCGGTTTGTCGCTGGCGCTTCCATATATTCAGCATTCCCTGACCCGACATGCATTTCAGCAATACGGGCTGGAACCGTGTGAACCGTTCCAACCTTTGCGACTTCGTTGCTGATGATCGTTTGTTTTAGAATTTTGATGGTTTTATCCATTTTTCCCTCGGTAGATGGGCGGAAAGTTTGCGTATTCCAAACCATTCCGCCCTCTTAAAATTATGCCGTTGTTTTACAGAATGCAGTCGGTAGTCGAACACCTACGTCGACGTCTTGCATTGCATAAAAATTAACGGTTCCAGATTTACCCGCTGTATAAGGATCGGTTAAAATATCGAGTCCCGACCAATACGCGATAATAAGCTGGCGCCATGCACCGAACGTCAATTGACTACACAACTCAGAAACCATCACCGGATAGGACAATATCCTAAAATCGTCTTCCATGACGAATCGACCGGAGCCGCTATCCTTAGTTTTTGCCATCATATTCCCGGCAACCGTCGAAGGACATGCCCAGGCGAACTCATCGCGTGGTAATGAAAGCGCACGATTCGCCGCAGTTGTACTCCAGCAATCAATCACCTCGGCCCAGGTCGGATCGTTTTGATCAGAGCAGGTCTTTGTTGAAATTGAAGAATTATACAATCCGGTTGGCGTGTTTGAGGAACCATCACCACTCAACGCCTTATCTTGAATCGCGGCGGCAATTTGCTTCGCCATGTCATCAATAATTAACGTTTCGACGGTGTAATTGGTTTTTGCTTCTTCCAAAAGTCTGCGCGTCACCTGAGAAAAGGCGCCGACTGTTTTAGGCGTCAACGAAACCTGGTCCAACGTCCCTTGGGATTCGGTGAGATCCGAACCTTCAGCCACCCAATACGCGGTTTGTGATGCAGTCAAACGAGGGATATTAATCGGCCCATTCAATCCACGAAGTTCCGTAATTCCGATATCTGTCAGAAAAAGATAATGACGAAGCCGATCAATGAACGAAACAAGTTGAGTCTCAATCAAATATCCGCCTGTTGCATCAGTCGTATTCCAATCGCGTTTCATGCGTCCAGATTGGACTAATGCGGCGCCCGATAAAGGTTTTGACATGATAATATCCTCTGGAATCATCAAGCCTTTTCCGGTTCGTTTGGAAACTTTTTGAAATTCTGTGATGACGTCCCTTTCATACGCGGCTTCTGCCTGGGCGGCACGATCATGCGGGTTTGTTTCTGCCCAAAGAATTTTAGCAACCGAAAAACGGTCCAATTCTTTAGGCGTCAAATCCATAGTCGTTTTTTCTAAATTCTGACTTTTTAGACCTTCTTTTTCGCGATGATCTAATGCGATCCCACGAAAATCAGCAACCGAAACAACGTCGTCATAAATTGCTTTTTGAACTACGTCATGCGGGATATTGTTTCTTCCTGCGATTTCCCAAATTTCTTTGGATCGTTTACGATCTGCTAAAGCCGCTTCTTTTTGAAGCCGTGCTTTAAGCTCAGGGTCGTCCACGATGCTTTTTTGCATCGGCTGTTCTAGTGTGTTTTCCATCGGTTCAATCCTATGATGAGATGGTTTTAAATCTGTATTCCGTCCTACTCCAACCTCAAAATCGGAAGGAATGGAGACGCTTGAAATTTCTAATAAAGTCCAATCATTGACTCGGAAAGTCGGCGCTCCCGCCCGGTCCTCAGAATCCTCTTGGATAAAATTATTGACGTTGTAACCGATGGACACGTTGGTGCGTATCCGGTCCACAACATCCTGAAATGCCTCTTTTGCTAACGCGGAATTTCCAAACCGCGCCGTTGCTCTCAACTTCCGTTGAGATTCGTCAAGGCGTATTGAATCGATAACTCCAATAAGTTTTTCCGGGTCATGGTCCAGCAATAATGCACCAGCCCCGTTTTCGAATCGTGATAAATCAACTGATCCTGGGGAATGGTCTAAAACTTCACGCCCCTGGATGCCGTTCCAATTCCGGTTCACCGGCGATTCACTGGACACACTCATTTCGATTGTTTTCGTGTTTGTATCTTCAGAATCGATTTTAAAATCTCGATATTCTATTTTCTTGTCTTCCATTTTATTCAATCTCCGGCTCTATGGATTGATGCGGCGAGCCGAACGGCTCAAAGGCTAATTTGACGCCGTATTGTTGCGCCAATGATTTCGCAGTTTGATGCTGTGCCATCAGGCTTTCTAGGTCGGTTCCACGATCAGCGGCCACGTCCTGCAAGGAAACAAACCCATTCTGCAATGCGACTTTCTTCGCGTTTGCATCCTTCAAAGGATCGACGCCCTCGAAGCCGCGAGGGAAGAAATGCGCGCCTTCGCTCCATTTAAAAAACTTCTCCACGGGAAGTTTTAAAATGGCTCCGGTATCGCTTCCTGGAGTTGTCAAAACTGAACTCAGCCAACGCTGATAAATCGGATCAATAAACTGATCAATGAACCATTGCTGTAATGTTCTGTAATATTCGCGGCTTTGTAATGCTTCCTGGCGTAATGATGAATAACTTGCGCCTGTCATGTTCGATGAAAGATCAGAATATGGAACACCCAAACCTGATGCAATTTGCATGATTACGGTTTCCAGCATCGGCTGGAATTGTGAAGTCGGATGACTGAATTCAAGCGGATTCATTTCCCAACCTGAAGGCAGTTGTTCAATTGACCCTGGTTCCATGTTTGAAATCGGAGTGTATCCGTCAACCGTTCCATCCATTGCAACGTCGTCGCCGCTGTTATTTGTAATCGTCGCCACCTTCGCGGCGGCTAATGAACTAGCAACGACTTCGTTTTCCAGATACGTTTGAAGCAATTTAATGGTCGGCATTGCAGGCGCCATCCAGGGAAGTCCGCGGCTTTGTTCCATGCGTTCGGAATAATAAACATGAATAATGCGCTCGGCGGGTATTCGTTCAAAAGTTCCGCCCATTGCTTGGATTTCAAACGATTCATAAACCGGATTTTCTCCCATGTTCAGATAGTACGCCAGCGGGCGGCGGGTGCGTTTTTCCTGTTCGATCCCCATACGAATAACATTGCCACTACGCAATACTTCATTCTTTTCAATGTTCAAACGATCCGCGGTTAATAACTCCAACTGGAAACCATGAGGATTCCGTCTTCCTTCATGCATATATATCAATGCTTCACCATCGCGCACCACTGCATCTAGAACCTGGCGTTGAATGTCAAGAAAAGTGTATTGACCTGATGCATCACAGCCTGAATAGTCAGGACCACCACGCCGCCCCCAGTTTAACCATAAACGCTCAATGATATTATTTGCGGCCAGGTCGAGGGACTTATCATCGTTACGCGCCTTCATTTGAAGCCGAATTCCATAACGTCCCAAAACCTGAGTGTTCAAAAGTGAAATATATTTTTTAGCAAGCGGTTCATTTTGGATCAGTTCACGTGACCGTTTGCGGATTGTTTTCAGACGGTCTTTGATTTCACCATCTGCGCTTCGATCCGTTCCGGTCTGCCAGTTGTAAAGTCGCGAGGTTTCCCCTGCGACATAGCTTCGATTGAAAACCGCCGGATTAACTCGACGGGTTTTCTTTTCTTTCTTCCAGGGCCATTTCATCGTCTGAAATCCGGTAAGATGTTTGCACCTGTTCCGAATCCTAATCGAATCCGTTCTTTTCTCGTTTCCATTGTGACCTGGCGCTTGTAGAAGTCCCTCATTGTAATCAATTCATCCGGTCCCATCTTTGAAAGTGAACGTCCTGCAATCGAATAGCTGGAAACATCACCCTGAACGCGGTTGTAAAGAATGTCTTCGATAAGCTCTAAATTCTTCTGTGCATCACTTCGTGGATCGGCAGTCGATACGGCCCAATTTGCTTTGATCTCAAAAGTTCCATACTCGATCTGCTGGCGTTTGTCGGTGTCGGCGGACTTGGTTGCAAATAAACTCCATTGATAATCTCCAACCGTCCAGGATGCAGTCGTGGAACCGTCAACTGTTATATGATACTCGGAGCCGGATTCGGTTGCAGTGGTCGCTATTTGTGCCGCACTCGTCGATGAGGTCGATGAACCGAAAAGCGACGCGTTGAACGTCACCGCATAGCTTGCAATCGGAAACGCGCTTGTCAGGTCACCACGTTTAAACGCGAAATAATCGCCTGCAATGAAGGGATCAGGCGGCGTTGTAGGCCACTCGGTAGAATCGAAAATATTACTCATTTAAACCTTTTCGCCCAGGTTGGTTTGGGTTTCATGTATCGTGGCAATGGAGGTGCCTTTTCCGGTTTCCTAACATCTTCCAGACGTTGCTGAATCCGTTCGGTGTTAACGTTAAGCATCGCGAATGCGGCAAGGTTCAAGACTGCTAAATCAAGCGCTTCGTTTCTGGGGCGCATCTTCACATATTCAATTCGCGGAATTCCTTTTGAATATCTCTTAACGGCTTTTTCAGCCGTGAGTTGGTAGCACCATTCTTGATCGAAAAAGTCTGGGATATGCCAATATCCGGGACCGAAATCGACGTTTCGCAATCGTGCAAAGAGTGTTTCCTTGAGGG